GTCAAGGCTAATCACGGACACAAAGACGGACTGAAAGAGTCACATCGCCTCAAAATTAAAAAAAGCAGAACAGGACAAAACAGAGGCATTGACAATAACTTTTATGGTAAAAAGCACACACTGTCTACTAAGATGAAAATGTCTGAGTCTAGACTAGCAAGAGGCAAATACAAGTACATCTGTAATCCAGATGGCTATACTTCTATACCTGAAAATGATCCTGTGCCTGAAGGCTATCAGCTAGGCACAATATACGATCCTTACAGGATTGTAGACTAAAATACTTTTACAATATGAAACACAACAGGAGTTAGGAACTTCAACTCGTGGTGCCTGTCTTCCAAGTCAATCCAAATAAAATGTTTAGGATTCTTTTTCAATATTTTCTTAGCTGAAAATGTTTTCTCAGCAGGCTCTTTTTCCACAGTAGATCCGTCTGCTAATGTAGCCTTTTCTCCCGGGTAATAGATAGTGATTTCATATTCTTCTCGCCAAAGGGATAACCACCACTCTTTTATTTTAGCAAACATTTATAGTCCTATGTCGTATTCAAAGTTTACTGTTTCAGTGTTTTCTCTAAATTTTGTTGCTCCATTTGACAGATGAAATTTCTCAGCAAGTTCTGTCTTAGGAGATAACGTAACCAATCTAGGCTTGTATGACCAACCAGTGTCTACGTAATCATATTTTACTTTCTCTAACAAGGAAAGCAGCAAAGTTCTACCTGCTCTAGGTGCATACGACCAAATAGTATAAGGTACGATGCAAGGTGTTTCTTCTGTTGAAAATGACATTAGATCTAAATCATCCTCAGTTTGAGGTACACCAAAAGTAAAAGCTAAACAACAAACAGCTTCTATTACACCATCTTCTTCCCAACAATATGATTTTCTACCTAACCTAGTTCTAAAATTTACATCAAGATGCGGTCTGACAGGATCGTCATCTATCAGCAGTTCAACCTCGTAATCATTTAGCAGCCTTAACATTTTTACTCACCCTCTTTTTAGTCACTTTTTTCTTAGGTTTATTATATTCCGTGATGCCAATATCGGGTAGTATTTTTTCTAAATCAGGATACAACTCTAAGAGTTTACCATCTTTAACTGCTGTCAACACTTTTGCTTCTTTGTGATGTACTCCTTCGAGGATGTTTATCCATTGCTGTTCACGTTTCCAGGGTGCAAGATTGTTCATGTTGCTACCAGGTTCAAAAAACTGTCTTATCCTTCGCCACTCTATCATAACAGTGCTTTCACCCATACCCTCAGGTATGTCTTCTTTCAGTTTGAGTGTCTCAGGTGTTCCCTCAGGTAAATCCCATTCAGGTTTCTCTGCACCTACGCCAATGCGAACAATAGGAACTAGGGGCTTTGCTTTAGCCCCCCATTCCTTTAGGCGTTTAATCATCTCTTCATTAGTCTCGCCTTTAACAACATGGTCAAAGCCTTCATCGACTTGTCTAAATGCTTGTGCCATCAAAAATCTCCAATCACTTCTAGTAAGTTCTTCATTTTATTCTTAATAAAATAATTCAATAGTTGGCTTCTGTCGCCATTCTTTTGTTGCTCATAACTATATATAATTGAATCTTTTATGTCCTGAGGAGTTTTTGTCAGATCGACTAACAATTGATTACGATTGTAACCGTGAGTCATCTCACTTGTAACCCACTCCTCAGGTGGTTTAGACTTCCACTCTGCTAACAGTGTTTTGCGTATAGGCTTTTGTCTTTTACCTTCGACAAAACAATTATCAGGAGACAACATATTAGGAATGCCATCACCCTTGTCACCTGTGATTATATGTTCCATCAACACAGCCTCAGGAGATTCTTTGATCTTAATCCACTTCTTCTGTGCAGGAGCATATTGTTTCACATTGTCCCATTTCTGTAACTGATTGAAGTCATGGTCGCCTGACAACACCAGAAACGGAACAGAAGTAGGGTCACTGAAAAGACCTTCAGGTTCTCCCATCGTCTGACTATACTCAGCCAGTGTTCCTATAACATCGTCTGCCTCTGCCCCGTCCACGTTTATGACAGGATAAGGGAAGTATTCTGACAGTTCATCTCTGATGATAGACAGCGCATCAAATATGGCACTCCAATCTAAATCACTAGCCTCTCTCGTCTTTTTACGATGTGCCTTGTAGTATGGGAAATGTTCTCTGCGCCAATACTTTCTGTTGTCACAAGCAATGACAATCTCATTGCCAAACTCAGCAGAAAATTTGTTTTTGTATGAGCGAATGACGTTAAGGATCATGTGTCTAAGTAAAGGCAAGTTTACTTCAATGTCCTTACCGCCTCTATAGCCAATCTCGCCCATAAAGGTGGCAATCGCTACCTGATTATAATCTATAACAATCATTTTATTACCTTCAACAATACCATAGTAGGTTGCACTCTGGATTTTGCAGGAAACTTCTTGCCTCGTATCCCATCCATAAACTTGTGCAAACCATTTTTACGACAACCCATAAAATCAGACAACAACTCACTTTTACGAATAGTCTTTTCGTAGGACTTGCCTAGTGCATAGTTATCTATCACAGTGCCTTTGACACTTAGAGTGCCTGCATACTCAGACGCATACACACCAAGACGCTTACGTTTTGTGTCATACACCCACACCTCACTCGCACCTATGATCTCAACAGGATCAACTGACTTGTATTGCTCGTGTTGTTTTGTGTATCTAAGCCTGCGTACAAGTTTATTCTTGTCAACAGGACGCTTACGTCTGATACGTGTAATTTTTTTAGCCTGTTTAGTTTCCATGAGGGCTGTTTGTGTGCCGTCAAAAAACTCTAACAAGTGTTTCAGTGTAGCTTTCTTTACGTGTGAATAGCCTTCTTTCAACTGTTCATCATCGCCTTGTGCTAACTCTCTAAACTCCATAGCAAACTCATCTACAATAGTCATTGCCGATTCAGTTTCTGCCTTGTTCAACTTGTAAGACTCTACAAACTCCTTGTAGTTAGTTGTCTTTCTACCTTTAATGATGTACTCAATTTGATCGTCAATTCCTTTAGCAAACTCATCGAGGTTTTGTCTGATGGGAACAACTTTAGGTCCTGTTGACTTAACTGCAACAACCTTTGAGGATTTTTGTAAAAAACTTTCTTTGCTGCCGTTCAGCCATTGAGTGACATCATCAGGCATCCAACCTAACTTGTTCCAACAATAGGCGTATTTTGCAACAGGATAGAAGTGGGAATCAGACAACTTGAGAATACTAGCAACTTCTGCTTTATCCCAATTTGCCTTCATCCACTTCTTAAAGGGGGCGACACCTGACTTGTCTTGTATCTCATAATGTACGAAATACAGACAATTATGAAATGCCTTTTTTCTTTCTTCAGGATCAGTCAGATCCTTGTACTCAGACCATTTAGGTTCTGGTAGTACGTGTAGACTACGTTTGCGCTTTGCCATAAAAGGACTCCTTCTCTAATTACATCTATAATTATAACAGAAAGAATCCTCATTTGTCAAGCCCTTAATTAACTAACACTTTAAAATCCACAATCTTCTCGTAAATGATGGTTCTCCAACCCTCTTTTTCTATGTCATAAACTACCATTGAGGTATTGGAAGGAACACGAGGAGCTTTTACTTCCGGAACAATTGATTCTTGTAAAGTACAGGTCATTTCACGTAGAGAACCATCTGCCTTCTGAAACAAAAATTTACCATTAAACTGTTGCAGATTAGATCTTACACTTGCTCTCCATTCAGCATCATTTCGTCTTGGATGAAAATTAGTAATATTTGGCATACTTGTCTCCTATGTGATGATTCCACTTGTAAACTCACGATAGGCTTTTTCAACCTGTTCGTTAGTCTTGTCCATAAATACTACTTGTCCATTGTAAAAATGTCCAATGTCAGGCGCTGGAGTTCCTGACATACATAACCCTGCTGCAAAACCCATTCCTTCCTGACTGTGTACAATCATTCTTGGATCGTGTATTGTGATACAGGATTCTGAGGCTTCTGCATATTTACCTATAAACTCACCTACTGTTGTCACAACGGAAACAACATCATTCTTTTTTATCATTACCTTTCACCTTTTTATCAATTAACCAACTCAATTTACTTCTTACACTTCGATCTAAACGATTCAATTGTTCTTTTTCTGTAGCACTCAAAGGTATGTCGGGTTCAATACCAAAATCTTCTGGTTCTTTTTCAACTACCTTTTTGGTTACAAAAGTTATTTTTTCCCCTCGCCGCTCTTTCAAACTCATATTGGTTGCAACAACTAGTAAGATAGCTAGAGGATCAAATACAATTATTAATAGTATTATAACACCTCTCACAGCTTTGTCAATAGTTGCCTTATCAGTGTTTCCGTATATCATTTCTGCTACGTACAATATCGGACCTACTTCTACTTCTATTTGTAACTGCTCTGTTTCCAATATCAATTTGTCATCTGATATTCTGTCTATTTCGGAAAGTGCTGCATCTATGATTCCGTTAAGTTCATTTCTTTCTTCAGTCTGTCTCTCTCTTGTAGCTACAGCACCGTCCTCACCTCGTATTCTGTCATAATCAATAAGTGTCTGTACTGTTTCGTCTAGTTGATCTAAGACAGTCTGAGCATCAGTTATTCTACGTTCCTCGTTCTCTATCAGTCTATCTAAACGTGCTACCTGTAATGTATTGTCTCCGGTAGAAACTGTTTGCTCCAAATGTGCTTTGGACAGGAATCCAAAGATACCCATAGATGTAATTACAGATAAAATGATAACTGCGCTAGTAAAATATGTTTTTAAAAGTATGGTTGTTGTTTGCCAATATCTATACAGCCATGATGCTGTAACTAGTTTTGCTACTTCCAAAACAACACCCATTGCTAATATAGCTGTCGCTGCGGCAGGAAAAATAGCCATCAGTCCTACAATAGAGAACCATCCTGCTACTACTGATACCGACAACGCAGACAATAATAAAAGTGCTATGAAAAACATTTAGGTGTCCACTCCTTAGGAACAAAGTCAGCCAATGGCTCTTTGTTCAGTCTTATATTCAACATAGAGTTCAAACATTTAGGGTCATGGCGTTGTTGCCACTGTAGCAAAAACTCTTGCATCTTAGCATGAGACTTCTTCTCAAACTCAGCAATAGTTTCCTTTGTAAGTTCACCTTCATACTCCTTAACGTACTTGGAGCTACCATAATATTTTTCATAGAGCCTTTGAGGCTTGCCTGAATATCCTATATAATAATCACCATTAGGAAAATATGTGCAATAAACCCTATGGATTTGTTTCTCTTTAGGTTTCCGTGTTTTCTTTCTCGCCATCAAGTACATCCTCATTATCAGATGTACTATTTATATACTCTTCGGCCGTAGTGAATTTCATATCTTTTTTACCAAAGATACGTTCCCAATTTTCATTATAAGCCTTTTGATCTACTTTTCTATATCGAGAGCCTTTGCCCCCATGCCACTTGTCACTCATTCCAAAACTCCTCATCAGATAAATCTACAAAATCGTCTAGTGTTACTTCAATATCAAGTTCTTTACCACAAAAACAGCAGTAACCTACCATGTAGTGATTTTCAGACATATCATGTTGTATGCTAAACTCAGCATTACACTTTTCACATTCTACAGTTTTCTTTACTACGAGACTTGACATACGCCTATTCCTGCTTTATACAAAAAATCTTTGCCGCTTCCCTTTGAAGCAGTGTAATCATTTATATAGTACACCATACATATCCCTGCTTGATAAATTAGTTTAGCACACTCTATACAAGGATAATGTGTAACAAACAATACAGCGCCTTGACTTGAATCTGTAGATTTACACAACTTCATCAATGCGTTGGCTTCTGCGTGTAAAACTTCTGGTTTGGTTTCATAGTAAACATTTGTTCCTGTGTCTATAGTATGCTCACAATCGTTGCTCCAACCTGAGGGCATACCATTGTAACCTATTGACAATATTCTATTGTCTTTTACTATGACACAACCAACCTGTGTTTTCTTTGCTGTCGATAGTTTTGCTGTTTCACTAGCTATATTTGCAAAATAACTTAAAAACTTTAATTTCATGCCCAAACCTCAGACCAGTCGCCTGACAATGCACCTCTAGCATAGTCTGTTGCTCTGTTTTCAAAAAAGTTTGTGTGAGTAGGAGCGTTAATCATTTCCTCAACCCACAACAATGGATTCCTTTTTATTTTGAATATGCCTT